CCGTATCCGCCAGTAGATTTATTCGGCCCTTTCCTCATGCTGGAATTGCCTTTCTTATGTGCGCGAAGACTGCTTTGAAGATGGATTCCTTCCTCTGTAGCGCTCTAATAACATTGCGATCCATAGACGTGCCGCATAAATCGATATAATTAACGGAATTAGCATCTTGCCCACGACGATGATTTCTGTCCTCAATCTGAGAGCGGTCATCCAAGGAATAACTATTCTCGAAAAATATCGTGGTCGAACATCTATTATTCCCGGAACTACCCAATAGCGTGTGCCCGTACTTTCCAGCCCTCTCTTGTACCAATATAATGCGACAATTCGGGTCTTCGTTGAACTTTTGTTTCTGGGCATCGATATCCTCCGGAGTCATTCCGCCTGTAATCCACGCCGGGTTGTATTCTTTCAGAGATTCTTTCAAGATTTGGAAGCTATATCTGTGAATATATACAACTATAGCCTTACCGTACACTTCGTCGATTAATACCTCTTTGAGCAACTGAACTCTCGGATTATTCTGTGGTTCACAAATGACATGAACTTTCGACTCATTATCGGTGTCGATGATGAACCCACATTGAATTTGAGCCAACTTCATGTATTTCGTGATCGCCGCGTCCACCGTCACAAATTCGTCGGCGTTCATCCAAAGGACGAATTCCTGCTCCATGCTTCGGTACTGGTTGCGCTGTTCCGCAGTCATCTTGTATTCGCGCACCGTGTAGACTTTGGGGATACTGAACAACCAATCTTCCTTAGTGGCCCGGAATACGTGCGGTTCGATAAGCTGCGCTAACATATCTTCGTTTTGGGAACCGACGACTTGTTTATTTTTAAATCCGCCCATCCTACAAAACATCCCACGGAATGCGTAAAAATTGCGTCCATCCAATTTTCCGATAGCTCGCATCTGACTCCATAAGTCATGAGGTCCTTGAGTTGTTGGTTTCCCGGTAAGGATACGGCGAATAGCTGCCGCTCTCGACAAAAATATAGCCGCTTTAGTCTGAAGCGAGTCATGCGTCTTAATTTGAATTGACTCATCGAAGGCCACATAACTGGGCTTACGGCCCATCCAGTCGAACAGACGATCATGTACGGCTTTAATCCTGATTGCTTCGTAATTAATAATGAGTAAAGGCGGCCTCGTGTAACGTCGATTGAGAAATTCGTCGTTAGCCCACGAACCGCTCTCGAAGATGTGAACATCCAAATCCAACCCGTGCTTCGCAACCTCGTCGGCCCACCCTGACTTGAACGTATTCGGGCAAACCGCAACCATGCGGGTAACGCCATCAGGTACTCCTGCCTGAAATTCGGTTAAAGCGGTGAGAGTCTTTCCGAGTCCCATCTCCATAAAGAATCCAAAACCGTCGCGGCCTTTTGAAGCCTTCAGAGCGGCTATTTGAACTGGGTCAAGAGTGCTCATTATCCCATCCATGTCGCGTGCGACGGATCAAAGCTGAATAACACCGCTCCAGCTATAACCCCTATTGTGAATACGACGATGGCTCCGAACATCCACCACATTCACTCTCTCCCATCAATCGCCATTGCGCACAAAATGAGCGCCATGTTTGCTACATCGGCAGCTTCCAGGACAATCTCCACAGTGTTCCGCTCTTCTACTGCGTTGCTTAATTCCACCACTTCTTCGCGAAGCTTGGCCATATATTCGGCGGTGCGCGCATGTTCCCATCTGCCCTTGTGGGAATTCTTGCGAAGCTTGTAGATCATCGCGTCGAACATGCGGCGAAGATCATGTTCGTAAGCCCGCAATTCCGGGGGAATTTTGATGCTTAACTTGGTCCACTCTGGCCCCATACCCGAAGACGAATTGGTAAGAGAATGCACGCCGAACCTCCCTGTGCCGATTGTAGAACGCCTCTTGATCTTCCGGGCTAAGATAGTTCATGAAATTGATGAAAACGTGTGTCGGATCGTTCGCCGCCACCGAATCGTTAAATTGATTCCAGCTGAACGTGGCGACGCGGCGTTCCCGTTTGGTCACGGTAGTCAATTCGGCGGGAACCCCGATTTCCTTCCAGGTGGTTTCCTCCTGATCGCCGTACCAATCCCCGCTGCTTATATCGTCAACATTTCCTACCCGGATCGGGAATGTTCGGAAACATAGATAACCCCGCTTATAATATCGCGCTGCTACGCGAGCGTCGGCCATTCCCTGCATGAATGTGCACTCGCGGCTCGTCACTTTCGGGAAGAACATCGGGTCGTTCAGACCAAGCGAGAACCCCTGCGATATTTCCATAAAGTATGGGTAATAGTCGGGATCAGGGATTGTGTGGTAGTACGGGAACATACGCGGCGAATGGTTGTGATAGATGGCGGAGCGATCGCGGCGAACTTTGCGCGCAAGAACCGCTCCTGCCCCTGATCTCGTTCCGGCGACCGCGAATATCGACCCCTGAGGATCATTCTCCTCTTCCTTGTCGGATATCGACACTATTGCGGCGCAGGGGTGAACGAAGATGGGAATATCCGGATAAGTCAAATGCTCTGCGACCAGAGCGTTAGCGTCGATTATCGCTCCCGCCGAGAAATACACTGGAATGTGGATTCCTAGTAGGCTCATGTGAACCGCGAAGGTAGGCAGTTGTTTTAATACTATTTTCCTGCCTTCAAAATAGCTTGTGTGGCCACTATTCGGCCCGGCGTTGGTGATCACGCCTTTAAATTGGGCAGTCTCGATGACTGCCATGTGGGCAAGCCAAGAGGCCATCAGCCCCTTGCCTTCGGAACCGAATTGGCCTCCCGCCAGAATATGGAGACCGGAGGGAGCGAATAGGTCAGTCATTGGTTGTGGGCTTCCTTGGACGGAGTGCGCTGGCTATTGTTCGAATGCCGGTGTCGATTTCCTCGACTTGTGGAGCCGGTTCTTTGGCGTGGGCTATCATTCCGGCGAGCGCCACGTAACCTACGTCATCCACGAAATTATCGCGATTGACTGCCGGCGAATAGACGTGGCGGCATTTTTTTAAGATCGACATAAGCTCCAACACATCGACTGCATCGATGCTTAGATGGCCAGCAGCGGGGTTATTGTGTCGCTGGAAGTTGGAATGCCGGAGGTAAACCTCCCACATTTGAGCTACCATCGCGTAGGAATTATCGACGTCGCCGTGGATATCTCTTCCTCCCCCCACTTGCTTCGATGCCTCCGATAAAATATCAGTCGCTATACTGTTTCCCATGAAGCCATACCTCTATTGTGTGTGCGTAGTTTGACCCATCCGGCTGCTTGAACGCGCGCGTTATGAACGCTTCGCGGCCCCAATCCGCAATGTACATTATTTCTTGCCTCCATCCTACAAGTATAGGAATAGCCGAGCCTCTCGCCTCTATGATGCGTAGTCCCTCTACGTATTGGCGTTCGGTGGGGGCGAATTTCAGCCCATCCGTTACCTTGGCCTCAACGAACAGGACTGGGGCAATTGCAGGGTAAGCATTGGGGACTATAACTATGTCTAGAATACCCACGGCGAATTTGTCCTCAATTCGCCGAGCATACCAGCCCATCGCCTTACATTGCGACACAAGCTCGGTCTTGAGCTGTGATTCCTCGCTCAATGCATTGTATCTTCTGTTGCGGCTGGATTGTTTAGTTCATCCAGCATGTTTAGTATCATTTCCCGGCTGATGACTGCCGTTGAAATAGGCTCATCATCTTCGTCAAGGAGCAGAACGTGCAGATTTTCGCACGCATCGCACTTATACCAACGCGTGGTATAGGCTTTCGGGGCATCATTCGGGTCCTTTTCCATCGGTCCTCCTTACATAAATCGATTTTTCTTGCACCACCAAGTGGGTGCAGAAAATAGTGTGTTCCCTTCCGGATCAACGTCACGAACTATGTGTCCTATGGACTTGGGCAACCAAGCTTGATTATTCGACATAGTGTCGATCACAAGCCAGGCTTTGGCGGTCGAGTGCTCCACTTTGCACTCGATCTCTTGCATCTCGTCGCCGATTGACTCTGCCATCATCATCTCCCATTTTAACATGCCCGTGCACGGCTGTCAAGTCCTGCTTCTTCGGTTGTACTCTCCAATGACATTTATGGCTCTCAATATGTCGGGGTCGGCAGCAATATCTATGATTTCTTGACCTTCCGGGTTTCTGACCTTACCATTATCGTATACCATTATGTGTGAACAATAGATGCATATAGCTACGTCTCCATCTTTTGGAGCACGTTCATAATCTTTATTCACTCCGGTCGCCGCATCAACTACTTTTCCGCAATTGACGCACGCGCAAGGAGTGTGTCGATAATTATCCATAGCTCGCCTCTGCCCAATTCCGCCCTGTCCCCACTTCATAGGGGATCGGAATTCCAAGATTGAATTCATCGGGAACCGACTCGCATACCTTCACCAATTCGGCGGTGTCGAATCCTATCGCTCGCTGCCAGATCAGCGAATCATGAATTGTCATCAACAACTGAACCTGCGGATGTGCCTCTTCATATTCACAGGCGCGGAGCAGAGTTGTCTTCATTAAGTCGCCCCCCGAATTCTGAATAATCCGGCTCACCGCTCGGTAAGCGTAGTCTTTATCGTCGAGGCGGGCCTTTCTGCCTGTAATTGACTTGACATAACCGCTCGATAGAAATATCCCCGTCGCTGCCTTCTGAAATTTTTTGATTTTGGGGAACTGGCCGGACAGCCAAGCGCTATGGTATTGAAGCGCTCGCTGGTAATCCCAACCCATGTGACCAGCAAGCGCTTTGGCCGACATGCCAGTTAAGATTCCCATGGCCATTCGTTTGGCAACGTCTCGATGCAATCCAAGACCTGCGGAAGTGATGTCATGGATATCCATAGTTCCGGAGCGGTATCCCTCCAATAATCGCTCATCGCCTGAGAAATATGCGAACAATCGCGGCTCTTGCTGTTTGGCGTCGCCTTCTTGTATTTCGAAACCGTCATCAGCAATGATGAGTCTTCTGACAATTTTCCCGACTTCTTTATTTCGTTTTGGAAACGCCTGAAGATTCGGGTCAGAACAGCTAAATCTCGCGCCGATTGCGCCGTAGTCGTCAGATTTAGATTGATTGAGTACAGCGTGGACTCGTCCCTTGACATTATG